ATCGTTCTAATCGTGTCACAGCAAATGACTTGCAGGAGCAATTTAGTAAACTTCAACAAGACTTGGCTCGTAAAGACCAAGCACTTCGTGAGAAGGAACTAGATGGCGATATCCAGCGAGCCATGGGTGAGAAGTTTGATAACGACTTACTAGATTATGCTTTGAACAAAGTAAAGTCAAATATTCAATGGAATAATGATGGCACTTATCAAATCACAGATAGTAAAGGTCGTGAACGCTATGGTAGTGATGGTAATCCGCTTTCAATTCAGGGTTTAGTAAATGAAGTAGCGCAGGGTAATCCTAAACTACTCAAACAGAGTAATCTAAATTCTGGATCTGGTTTAAGACCCGGACAAGGTAGTTTCACTGGCGCAAGTGATGAGGCAGTACCCGACTATAGCCGTGACCCAGCAGCGTTCAACGCATGGGCCAACAAAAACGGTTTAGGTAAAGGTACAGGACTCAAAGGTATAGGCGTTACAGCGACAGTATCAAGTGCGAGTCGTAAAGTACTCTGATTGCCAACTTAATTTAAAGGAAATATTATGGCTTATGTTCTCGGCGGTCCAAATAATGAAGGTGATGGTTTTACCACTGCTATCTCCAACTTCGCACTACGTGCCATGCACGAATCAAATGGTTTAGTTAATTTTACTAATGTTGTTACACCTACACAAGGTCAAACATTCTTAGTACCTAACTTCGCACCTATCACATATCAAGACTACAATGCCAACGGCACTGGTGGTACATATGGTACAGGTAATGCGGTTGTTCAGAACCCATCATTGGGTCAAGGTACAATCACAGCAACTCCAGCAGTTGCACAAACAGCGTTTGATATCTTCTACGGCTGGACTACTTCTTTCACACTAGCAGCAACGCTAGGTGCTGAACTTGGTGAGAGTTTTGCTGAAAAAGTTGATCAACGTGTTACAGAAGCATTCACGGGTTTCAAAGTATCTCCTGCTAATACTTACTATGCAACTAGTGCAGACGGTTTTACCCGTGTGTTACAATTAGGTGCTATGGAACTTGCAGAGTCTGGTACAAACGTAACAGTCGCAGCAGGTGGTACCGCTGGTTTCAGCGCAGCAAGCGTTCTTGACTTGATTCGTTTAGTCAAGCAAAACTTTAAAGTTGCTCGTATGCCTGGAACTCCTGTTATTGTTTTAGACAGTAATGGTGACGCAGAAGGTTCAGTTGCAGGTCAAGTAGGTTCTTCATTGAATCGTCTATTGGCTGAATTGACCGGTGGTGCTGTTTCTCAGTCTGGTGGTAGTAATCTATCAGCATTGGGTAACGAATTGTTATCTACTGGTAAGATTGAAAGCGTATATGGCTGTATGGTTATGTTCACTACATTCTTGCAAACTTCTAGCCGTACTTTCTTGGGTTCTGGTCCATTCTCAGTATTGGTTGGTGCTTACTTTGGTGACAGTGCTTTGTTCACTGTTATGAAAGAAGGACTACAGATCAAGACTGGTGAAGTACCTGGTGGTCTACAAATCTGGTTGACTGGTGTTGGATACTTCGGTTCTGGCGTTGGTGACCTTCGTAGAGGTGGTGCTATTAATATTCAGCAGTAAGAATTTGAATTTGTCTAGGAAAATAATATGTCAGTACCCTATCAAAGAATCTCAAACGCAACAGTAAGAGACATACAGTTTTACGATCCGGCAGCGGAGCGTAGAGCATCGGCTCTTAATGTTGATTGGGAACCTTATTTTAAAGTTGGTTCGCAAGAATGGCTTTATAAATTGGAATTCGGTTGGTGGCAAAAGTATTGTGATACAGTACTTGGTGCTTACTATTATGCCAATTTGCCTAATGGACAATTGATATCAAGTTTTAATCCTAGTCTACTTATTAAGAACGACCAAACATTAATTCGGTTAGATACATTCGGTGCGATTCAAGTTTTCTATGAATCACTAGTCACTGATGTGTCTAACATGAATGAAGTGGATGTGCAAAACTATGAGTTTGCCGTCAAACGTTGTGAAAATGAGTGGACAAAGGCGTTACAATTGATGAACTTCTATGATTTATATCAGGATGCACCAAATGGACCGACTACAAAACTTGAAGAAAATTGGACTGCTGACGTTGATTTCTTTAATGGTGACCGGAGATACTTCTAATGGCACAAGCAATATCATACACAGTACTCAATCAACCTTATACAACGCAAGATCAAATCATTGCGGTGATTAGGAGAGATATTCCAGACGCATGGAACATCCCTGTCTTTGACGATTTCCCAAGCGAATCTGAGAAGGTAAGGTATGGAGTGTATGTGAGTGATGTTCACCAGGACGATAGAAATCCTCACCAACTTGGTGTTCAATATGGTGGAAGTATATATCATGCTTATGATACATTTAGCGTGACTTATATTTCATTCCAAGAGGACCCATACAATCAACCAGTAAATGCGATTATTGCTAACTTAGTAATTGCATTAAAAGACGATGGTCAGCAATTATTTGATGGATATTTTGAAAGAGATTTCACGCAAGTAAGAACATATGGACCAACGCAGGCAGAAAGACACGACTGGACATTCAGAGTTTTAAGACTAGAATTTAATACATAAAAGCCAACATACAAGGAGACAATCATGGCAAGAATCACGACAAATACAACTGGAACACAACCAGTTATCATCATTGGATTATCAGGGGCTAACCTTGCTAATTCATCAGTAGCACTTACTATACCATTCGTACAAGACTTAACTATCACCAACAGTACTGGTGTTTATTCATACACAACATTTAGTGATGTTGATATGCGTAAACTAAGTACACCTGCTGATAATGAAGCAAGTACAAATGTTGTAGTTGATAATTTAGCATACTTTGGTAACAGTGCTGCAACAGCAAACACTGCACCATTCTTAGGTATTGCAAGTTTATCAACAAACAAAGACAATTTAGATTTTGAAATCTATTGGAATGGTACTAGTGCTAACGCATACTTCTATAGTGGATCAGGCTTTATAACAAGTCTTGCTCCAACTACTAGTCCTGATGCACCGGTCTGGGTGACCCCATTAACTATCGCAGTTGATGGTGCTTTCACTGTAAGCCAAGTGCCGTAATCAGAGTGTACGCAAAGAAAGGGATACTCAAAAGGTATCCCTTTTTTAACAATTAATTAAAGGAAACAAATCATGGAACAAACATATCTGAAAACAGATGAAGAAAAACTGCGTTCATTACTAAGTGATGAAGCAAAGATGAGTCCTATGCTTGATAATATGCAAGCAACAATTAGGCAAATGAAAGCCAAACAGGCATTTCGTATAGCATTACTCAATCAATTGATTGACAACCTAGATGAAAAAGTATAAATACATTAAACAACTTAAAAGGAAAAACAAATGAAACTCTCGCAACTAACAGCAAAACCCCAATTAGTACTTATTGAACTTAATGATGAAGAAATCATTAAAGAGTTTGGTGAAGCCATTACCTTTCACACATGGGACAGACAACCAATGGATGTGTTTATGAAACTAGCAGGTGCCACTCACAATGATACATCAGCAATCATAAGCATTGTTCGCACATTGATATTAGATGACAAAGGCAAAGAGATTCTTAAAGATGATGCTATGCTTCCTACACATGTATTGATGAAGGCGATCATGAAGGTGACCGAACTATTGGGAAAGTAACAAAGGACAGTATTGACCCTAAATCTGAAAAGATGGTTTTAATACTGACCATAGATGGTCTTGGTAAGCGTTATGGAATGCTACCAAGTGAAGTATTAGAAAGAAGTAATACATTTGATTTGTATATTATGGACGCAGCAATGACATTTGAAAATTATCATCACAAGAAGTCAATGAACAACGGTCGTGAGCCAATGCCAGATTATACAACAGATGAATTACAAAACATAATGGATAAGGTAAAGGGTCAATAATGTCTATAAAGATGTCAGTTAACGTTAAAAATCAGATTACACCTGTACTTAAGTCTATACAGACTAAATTAAATAACTTGCCATTAGAAGCCTATAAAGAGTTTGTTGCTGAAACACCAATACGCAGCGGTCGTGCTAGACGCAGCACTAAGTTAAGCAACAAAACTATTATTGCTAGTTATCCTTATGCTCAACGATTAGACGAGGGATGGAGTCAACAAAGTCCTGATGGTATGATTAAGCCAACTGAAGATTTCATTCAGAAGCGTTATACACAAATAATGGCGGGAAAGTAATATGGCAACAATCGCAACCAACACAATAGCATTAAATGTATCAGGTAATGCTGGACAAGAATTAGCAAAACTACAAACTAATGTAGATAAAGTTACCAAGAGTTTTGGTCAACTACAAGCATCATTGGGTGTAGCGGCCATGGCCGCCTTTATGGCAACAGCAATTAAGTTTGCTGATGACATGCAAGATTTAGCAAATGCTACCGGCATAGCAACCAATAACATCATTGGCTTAACTAAAACATTCCAACAAAATGGCGGCAGTGCTGAACAAGCAAGAGCAGCAATATTAAAATTAACAGAATCAATTGGTGAAGCATCTGAAGGAAATCAAAAAACTTTAGAATCATTTAAGAAAATTGGCGTAAGCATATATGACTTACAAAAACTTAGTGAACAAGATGTACTTGCAAAAACTATACAAGGTCTTGCTAAGATTAGTGATGTTAGTTTACGAACAAAACTTGCCATGGATCTCATGGGCAAAGGTGCCAAAGGTGTTGACTTCACTGGGGTAGCAGCAGGATATGCTAAAGCAGCAGATGAAGCAAAAAAATATAATGATGCTGTTAAAGCCAGCGCCGCATTAAATGATAAATTTGAAGCAGCAGTAGGTAAGTTAAAACTTAGTTTCTTAAAAACATTTGAACCAATTGCTAATGCCATTAACAAACTAGATGATGAAAAGATAAACAAGGTAATTGAAGCAATTGTAAATATTAGTTTAGCATTAACCGCCCTTGCTGCCAGTGCCAAAGTACTTTCATGGATTGGTGGAGCCTTTGCTGCATTAAGCGGATTCGCAGCCGCCGCATATCTATCCATGCAGATAGGCGCTGCTAAATTTTTGACTGCATGGAATTTACTTAAAAATGTTATTCAATTAATATTAATACCAATTAGTTCATTAGCCGGTTTAATGGCAAGATTAGGAGTAATATTTCAAGGAGTAGCAGGTGCCTTGGGCTTTGCAGCAGTAGGATTTAGTAGATTAATACCTGTAATTGCACTTGTGTCTACTGCCTTTATGGTTGTTAATGAATTAGTAAAAGCATTTACTGATACCAGTCTTGTTGAATATTTAGGTAAAGTATACGATAAAATGAAAAGTTTTGCCGGCTTTGGAGATAGCCCAGCAAACACACAAACAGGGCCACCGGGCCGTAGTTATTCAGCAGAAGATGCTAAACGCCAACAAGAACAATTAGCAACAAATGAAAGAACTCAAAAGGCATTAACTGAGCAAACAGCACGATTTGCAGAAATGCGCTCTGCAATTTCATTAAACAATTCATTAAGAGATGCTGATGAAATTAAAACTATTCAGTTAAACGCAGCAGCAGAAATAGCAAAGGCTAAACAAGATATTGCTACTAAGTATGCTGGAATGCCAGATGAAATAATAAAGGCAGAACAAGCACTTAAAGCAGCAGAGATTTTATCCAAAGCCAATCTTGAAATTTATAAAATACAAAAACAAAGAACAATTGAAAATGCTAAATTTACAAATCAGTTAGAGCGTCAAGTTGATTTATATGGCATGGAGTTATATAATGGTGTTGTTCAAATAGAGCAAGTAAATTCATTATTAATGAAGAACGGTCAACTAACTAATATTAGTGAAGACCAATTGGCAATTGAAAAAGCAAAACTACAGATGACGCAATCTTTGCGAACCGCAATGGCTGGTTTACAAAGTCAAGTACAAGATTTAGAATTGGATCAAAAATTAGGTATAGGTGATCCAGCAGAAAATGCTAGAAGAATAGAATTATTAAAGAGCAAATATCAACAATTAAGAATTGAAACTGCTGCTTATCAAGCCTCTCTTGAAAGTACTATGATAACTGAACAATCAATTAAGATGCTTCAGGAAGATCGTATTCGCACAATTGAACGAATTACACAACAAATGGAAAAGCAACAAAACATTGATGCTGCCATGTTACAGATTCGTCAACAAGCACAAGGACAATTGGGTCAAGCACAATTTGAAGGTGCTCAAATGAAACGTTCTCCATTAGAACAAAAAATGGCAGACATTCAAGAAAATGCTCGTAAAGCCGCATTAGAAGCAGGCAGAGCATTTGCCGCAGGATTTGAAGGATTAGAATTGTCGGCAGCAGATGCTAAGAAATTAGCAGATGGATTAGATTTAATCGCAGCAAAATATCAAGAAATTGCCGAACAACAAACTAAAAATTTAGAACAAAGTCGTTCATGGGAACAAGGTTGGGCAGATGCTTTTAATAGTTATATGGATAACGCAACCAACGCTGCCATGAGAGCAGGAGAAGTGTTTAGTGCAGTCACTAGCAACATGAATAGTGCTATTGATAACTTTGTTGAGAATGGTAAGTTTAGTTTTGGTGATTTGGCTAAGTCTATTATACAAGATTTGATTAAGATTGAATTGAAAGCCCAAGCAGTTAAATTGCTAAGTATGATAGGTGGCAGTGGTAGCATACTTTCAACAATTGGTTCATTCTTAGGATTTGCTGAAGGTGGTAATCCACCAATCAACAAGCCAAGTATCGTTGGTGAGAAAGGTCCTGAATTGTTTATACCAAGATCAGCAGGAACAATCATACCAAATGGTGCAGGCATGGGCGGTGGTGTTGTTAACAAGACATATATTACCAACAACATATCAGCGATAGATAGTAAGAGTGTAGCGCAAATG